TTGACCTGACTTAGCGTGTCTCATTTGGTCATCTCCTAAGTTAGACAAAGAGATGAGGGCAGAACGTCTGACACCACCAACAACAACAACTTCACCTATCTTGCACATGATATCATGGCATTCAATAGGAAACAAACGTCTGCCCTTTGCACCTGTAAACTTTTCTATGCAGAACTGAAATAGCTCTTCAAGAGGAGCAGGTCCTGATGCTCTACCACCAAAAGTTTTTAGTCTAGCACCTGCAGGTCGTATCTCTGACACATCCCATGTAGGTATCTGTCCTGCATATAATAAAGATATTAACTCACGTAATGCTCTTGACCATCCGGGTCTACTATCACCAACCTTTATCACAGTAGATGACTTCTCAAAGTGTTCATTTACCACAGGTAACTTATCTACGTTCTCCCTTTCTACTGAAAAACCTACACCTGTACCACACATAAGTATATACATACATTCATCAAAGCTACGTGGACTATCTACAGGTATATAGCTACAGTTATATCCTGCTACGTGACATCTATCTAATGCTACACCTGCAGTCATCAAGGCTCTCATACTAGGCATAACACCAAGAGATGTTATAGCATCAAATAGTTTTTCGTTGAGAGCATAAGTAAGGTCATAATTATATTTAGTTTTTAAGTGGTTAGTCATGTAATCCATATATCTATCCACAGTTTCTGCCCAAGTCTCTCGTCTTTGGTCATCCTCTCTCCATCTAGCATATCTAGAAAGAGCGATAAAATTTTGATAATCAGTTGGTAAATAGTTTTGCATTTAAGTCTCCTCTGTTACTATCTTTATACTCTTAACTTTCACTCCTTCTATCTCGTGAAAAGTCTCATTGATGTATTCTTCCATCTCTTCGTCTACTTTGCCATCGGCAGGTACTGCATAATCTTCAGGGTCAATTAGCAGTGTCATCATAATCTTAACTCGCATCTTTTTCAACCACTTTTATTAGTTTCTTGAGATACCATAGTGCTTTCTCTAAATCTTCTACACCATTCTTATATCTGTATCTCCAAAGATACTTCATGATGTTACCCTGTAGGTAGTATTCAAAGCCATCGTCCGTCATAGCTTTTATAGCATCAATAGTTTCTATACCTGCTTTATTATAATGTGGTGGATGATTGACCATATCATCTTTTTTTCCTGATAAATACTTCACTGTTTGCTCCTTTGATTTCTCTTCAACTTCTTTAAGTTTCTTTTTCATATATTCCAAATGTCTCAATGTAACTCTCCGTCAGGTTTAAAATTAACGTGTATAACATTATCACGTTCTTTAATCTTAGTCAACCTATCTATGCCTTGTGTTAACTCTTCATGTGATAAATATTTATCTGCTAGTTTCTGTGTCTCTTCTCTAAATATTTTATTATCTTCCATCAAGGGAACAGAAGCACATATCTGCTTAGTAAAGCCTATCATAGAATAGAAATCATCATCATCAAGTTTATTAGCCTTATCCACCACCATTTTAAGACTAACTTCTCCTGTCCATTTATTTTTCTCATCAAGGTGTGGTCTAACTATAATCATAAAATCAGATGTATATACAGGTTCTTTAGTTGTCATGTTATCTCCTTATTTTTGCTGTAGAAAATCGTATAAATTTAGGGTGCTTATTCTTGCCCTTCTCTTTCAACCAATCTTCAGGTATTATTCTATCATAGTATCTAAATCCATATTTAATACACCACTCTGCATATGATGACTTCGCACCTTTTCTAAGTTTCTTTCTGCTGTTTTCAAACACAAATCTAATGTCTAAGTTTGGATGTTGCTTTTTTATTGCTAGGTGTTTCCTTCTATCCATAGTAAGGAATCTACCTTTAGTTTCTATTATAATCCCATTCTTTAATATAAAGTCAGGGGTATAGGTTCTGTAGGCTAGGTCTTCCCATTCTATCTTGATACTTTCATAGTCATATTTATACCTGATAGTATCAAGAGCCATAGAAATTTTTAATTCTAACCCACTCCTATACCCATGCTTGATTGCATCTCTGCGTATCTTATGTGGAGACACTAGAGTAACCTTCTCCACCCTGAAAAAGGACTGAACTCGTAAGAATCATGAGAGTATGTAACACCAAGAGCTTTCATTTCTTCTTTAACAGCTTCGTCAGCTAACTTCTTAGCTTCCATAGCTTCCCTCAAACCTTTAGTTCTCAGTTCACGAAGAGTCTTCTTAGCTTCAGCTAACTCTTTCTCCATAGTTTCTATATCTTTATTCAGTTCTTCTATCTTTTTTGTATCTGTAGTCATTTTAAACTCCATATCTTACTCGCTTCTTCTTTCATACCTGTCCACAACCAAGAGTCAAGGTTAGGATATGTAAGAGAAGCTATCTCATGTTTGTCATTACTGACAGACAAAAACTTTTGTATACTTAAAGCTACTTTTTCAAGTTGTTTTTTGTACACAGATAAGTTTTTAAGTGTAAATATCTTATGTTCTTTTGGACTTGCAAAGAACAAGTCTACACTACTCTTAGGGTATGCCATAGAATATAATGCCATCTGTCTTTTCTGTGCTTCAGTTGGTCTTGTAGGCATCCTTGTGGTTGTCTTCAAGTCAACTATCTTGTCAGCAAATCGGAAGTCAATATATCCTATGATAGGTACAGGTAAAGTATCAAGTTGAACTGAAACTTTCTCTTGGTATGCTTCAAGATTATCATAGTTAAAGTTCTCATCAATGACTTTACCAAAACCTTCTAACAACTTCTTTTCTTTAGCTGTCTTCACATCTCCTAAATCAATACCTGATTCAGCACACAGAGACATGAAGTGCATATCTAAATACTTAAAGTCAAAGGTTTTCTTTTCGTACTTGTCTGCTAAAGTAGCTTCAGTAGCAATACCTCTCACAGCACTAGCACCACTTGATGACTTAACACCAAACAAATACCTAGCAACCCACAAAGCATTATCATTAATATATGTGTTGATGCTACTAGGTGACAAGTAGTTGATACCATGCACTGCGAAAGGATTGTTACTTAGCACTATGCGTTTTCCACTTCTATGAAGTTATCTTCTGCGTCAATGATGTCACTAACTGCAGTAGACATATCTTCATCAATGGAGTTTTGAGAAGCCTGTTCGTTCCACTCAGAGACTATATACTGATTATAGTTCTCCACCCAAGCTAAGAAGTCTCCAAACATAACTTGGTCTTTCTCTGACAGGTCTATCTTCTCCGACAAGTTCAACGTGCTAGTAGGTAAATAGAATACACTACCATTTGGTAACTTTCTAGATTCAGTATCTAAAGCTATAGTATGCTGAACAGGTAAACACTTTTGCTTTGCTAGTTTAGTAAAGTTAGCACCAACAGTTTTAAATGCTTCTCTATTATCTATCTCCCATATAAAGGGAGTAGTTTCAAAAGCAACATCGTTACCTCTCGCATCTGTAGCGTTATGTAAATCTACTAATCCAAACACCACACGTACACGTTTAATCTGCTTGATAAGGTCTTTGGTTTTATCAGGCAGAGCATCAAAGTCTTGTATCCAACCTGCAGGTTTACCACAGTTGAATCCACCTTGATTATCCTTTAGGTCTTTATTAAGAGTGTCAGCCATGACAGTCTTATGATAAGTACCCATAGGTTCTCCTGCTTTTGCAGACATATTTTTTACAAATCTTTTGTACATATATCTCTGCATGAAAGGTCTAATAGTGGCAGTCTTGCCATACAATATCTGACCTTCAGGGATGTCTAATTTATAAGTACCACCCTTAACTAGAATCTCATCTTCATCTATAATAGGTGCATGATTAATTCTAAATCTAGGTAGCTGTGGAGTTTTCTTTTCTGCCACATTACTCTCATTGGCTATGCCCATAGCCTTTGCCATAGAGTCATAATTGTTAGTATCTATGGTTACTAAGTTTGCTTCTGTCATATATATTCTCCTTTCAGAAAGTTAAAATGTTTCATAGTTATATCAGCTAACGTCTTTAGTGTCAAGCCAATTATTACCTATTTTTGCTTCTAATAATAAAGGTACATTGAAGTCTATTTTAAACTGTTGATTTATAATAGTATTCATATCTTCATTAATACTTTTTAAGATGAAAATAACTTTGTTAATCTCATCAGGATGTACATCAATCACAATGGAATCATGCACTGTGTTCACAATACAAGACTGTAATAATTTTAACCTGTCTTCTATGTGTATAAGAATTAATGGAACTATATCTGCAGTTGCAAAACTCTGCACAGGATAGTTCTTTATCTGTGTAAAGTGAGATACAGAACCATTCATTCTTCTTTGTACATCAGGAAAACTAAACTCTCTTCCTGATGGGGTTGTAATACTTCTCTTTTCTAGAGCTTCTTTAGCCAATCTGGAATGCCATGATGCGATTCCTTTGTACTTTTTTGTAAAGTCTTGGTAGTATTTTGCTTCTGCTTTTGTTCTACCAAACCCTGTTGCACCATACAACGGAGCAAAGGTATGTGCTTTAGCATCTTGCCTA